TGGCTTATGGCGATTCTTTTGGTAGGAGTGGCGAGTGTCTTAGACAGATGTTCCCAAAAGGCATCGACCTCAACCAGTATGACGATTTACTTACTATCGCTAGGATTCTTGACAAACTGTTTAGGCTTGCAAATGATCCTCGCGCTTTTAATGAGAATCCCTATCAGGATATTGTTGGATACGCCCTCTTAGGCATGAATCGACATTATTCTAAAAATAACAACGATAACACTACTGAAGCAAGCTATGATAGTAGTGAACACTTAATGTAGGAGTTAAAATTATGACGAAAGAAGACGCAAAGAAACTTATTGATCGTATAGACGCTATGGGTATTTTAAACCCAAGAGTCTACGAACTTGGATTAGACGATTCACCAATCAAACGCAAGTTTATGGATAATTACACCGCTCAAGCACAATGGATTACCGATGCCTATACAGCGTTGATGTCTTATTGGAATGAGAGCGTTGGAAAGGCAATAAAAGCTAATAAACAAGATCAAAAGCACTAGGGCAACCTAAGTACAGCAATCACAAGGAGTTAGGGAGCCCATTAATTTGGTTTTTCCCTTGCTCCTTGATCTATATCATGGTATAATAGGCGCATGAACAAGACAAATGAGCAGTTACTTCGGGAGAAGTGGCCTGAGAGGGCGCAGAAGGCAGCGAATGGTAGCCGTAAGGAAGCCATATACCTGATGTGCATTAACTGTATCGGATCAGCACAAGAAGCAAGGAAGTGTGAAGCTACAGACTGTTTCCTACATCCTTACAGACCTGGGAGTAAAGGCGATGAGCAGTAAACTTAGGAATGGCAAGCTGAACCATGGTGATCGCGTCGAGGTCTACCGTAACCTCCACAATGGCTGTATGTCCATCCGCAGGGATGGCAAGGTAGTGAAACACCTACAGCGTTGGCAGAGCCTCTACCTGAAAGATGTAAAGTTCGCTGTGCAACCTGCTGGTAGAGAAAAGGTGCGGAGTGAAGGTAGGAAGAATGTTCACGCATTCGTTAGAGGTACTGTTATTGCTCCTTCGACCATGAATCATACTACTGATGTGTTCCAAGAGAAGTGCAACCTGTGGGTTACTTATAACCCTTACCAGAACGATCACTTTATTACTACTGTTACTGACCCTGAAACCACTTTTACCAGTTACCAAGAGGTGCATGAGGCCAAGCTGGTAACTCTTACCCGAGGATATGTTTATGCCGCTATCTGAACGAATGAAACTAGAACAAGAGAAGTCTCAACTCCATGATGAGATGATGAATTCATTGGTGAAACTACGCGCTGCTGTGAGTGCATTTCATTCACTAGAAGATCACTACGACCTGAGTGAACAAACCATCGAGGCTGTGGATGGTTGGATTGACAGAATAGATGAGAGCTTGGACTATGCAGGGTGTCTGATTACAGAATTAGAGGACTGGGCATTCGATGGAGACAGTTATCTTCTCATTGAGGAAGAGAACTACGAGGACCACAAAGACAAGGATGAACTGTAATGAGTACAGATAACATTATCAATGAACTTGTCCTTCTTCGGGACCGTATGGATGATGCAAAGAAGTACGACGGACTTACTGCTAAGAAAGCAGGTGAGGTTGCAGATCGTATCCAAGAACTAATCTGGCGCATTGATGGGCAAAACGAGGTATGGAAATAATGGATACTGAATTAGCAAAATACAAGAAGCAGTTAGAGTTATTCACAGATGACCTGAAGGCTTTGGGTGATGTTGATGATAGCCTTGCATACTTTCTTATAGACGCGACTGAGTGCTTTGATGACTGCCCAGAGATTGATGGTGCAAGACAATTAATTCAAGAAGCCTACGAAATTATTAAAGATTATCAAACAGTCCAACTATTATGGGTTGAGGAGAGCAGCAAAGATGAGTAAGTGTGGATATTGTGGATTCGAGGGTAACATTGGTGAGCATACAAAACTAGTGTGCAGGACTAAGAGTATTCCCAAAGTTCTTTATGAGCGAATGTGCGTGTGGATGGCGAATGAGGAGAACCCAGAGGACTTTCATGAGTCTTTTGAGGGTGAGGATACAGGCATTCTCTCCATTGAGGAGGCTGCTGAGGTTGAGCAGACAGAAGAAGCTATGGATATTATGTACGAGTTGACACAAATTTACCAAAGAGGAGAGTAAGTAATGCAGAGTGAACTAGAGAAGAGAGTGGAAGTGTTGGAAGAACAGGTAAAAAAATTCAAGAAAGATATTATTAACATCTGTGTAATTCTTAAAAGTAAGGAGACTAAGTAATGGGATTCTTTAGTTGGAACTGTAAGAAGTGTAACCACTCAATCAAAGCACCCTATCAAATTCCCACAGGCTGGGAGTACATGAATGAGGCTGTTATTCTCCAACAAGGGCAGGAGCCTGTGATTGGTGAGTATGATGGATATGGTACGGTTGGTCCCTTGGAGGTAAATTCCTTTGGAGCGGGTGAGCCTGAGATGTGGCACAAAGTATGCTGGGTAAAAGCAGGTAAGCCTGAGTATAGTGGTGGATCTGAGTATTCATCAGATCAGGGGTTCTTCTATGATGACCCTAGTGATGAAGAGATGATGGAGGCAATTCGGGCAACCGAGTAAACTATATAAAGTATGCGTTGGTTTTTCTTATTCATTTGGATTGAACTTATTCTGGTCTTCTCTTTAGGGTGTACGTCTCCCAAAGATAGGCGAGGAGATTGGATGGAGGATCTGTCAGGAAGAGAGTATCAGCCTATTGATTGGTCGAGAAGAAGAAGTCCATGGTATAGAAACTATAAAGATACAGAAGAAATCCACGCAGACTGGGATCGAGTCTACAGAGACACAATGCTCAGGCTTGATAAGATAATAGAGGAGAATACCCCATGAAATATGCATTATGTATATCGTTCTTGTTTAATACATACTTACTGTACAAAGTTTTTAAAGTATGGTATGGTAAAAAGAAATCCACTATGCAGGTTCCTGTGTGGGTAGACGGCAGCGGTAGAATTAGATTAGAAGAAAAAACCAAAGAAGATGTTACGCTTCAAGATGAAGGACGCTATGATACTGTCGAGGAGCGTAATGAGTTTGGACAATAACAAATACACCTGTATTAGCGATTATTTGATTGACCCAGACAGCCCCTTAGAAGACTGGCAACCCTTATTTAAAATGGCATCTATGGGGTTAGCTGAGATGGTTTTGGAAGACGGCGAGATGAGTATGTGGGCATCAGAAGAACAGATGCGTATATTCGTAGAATTAGATGTCGAAGACATAATTAGAGGAGAATAATATGTTGAATGTAATTAGAACAGCGTTAGGATTAGCCTTTGTAGGGATTTTGGTACTCATGCTTATGGGTGCAGCCCCCGCACAAAGAGGAGGTGGACTAGGAAGAGGTTTGGGTCTGGGTCAAGGCCCAGTCATCAAAAGACTATCTGCTTACAAGGGAGATGTATATCCTGGATTTGCAGAATTTAGGGTGCAAGACATTGCGTATGATGATCTAGGAGATATCATGCTCGCTGGCATTGAACCTTATGATATGCTTGTGAATGTCACATACATCACTACTGTTTATCGTTATGAGGATGCCAAGAAAACAGATCACGCCTGTTTAATGTTTACAAGTTACATGGACAAACCAATTTTTGTCCGTCAGCCTTATGAGGATGTAATCAAATCAATTGAAAAATCTATGGATGAGTACGCAAAATGAAAAATACCACATTTAATAAGTTAATGTTAGGAGGATCGTTTGCTGTTGCTATCATTATCATGTTAGCCAGTTGTGTCTTTGTTAGAGTTTTGAAGCCTACTGAGCAAGCTGCCCCTTGTTGTGGAGAAGAGATGTGTGAGGAAGAACCCCTACCTCCCTTGAGCCCTTTTGATCTTATCTCCGAGGAGGAGTAATGAAATTTGAAATTACAGACAAGAGTATTAGGAACCTGTTTGGGCTGTTCCTAGGATTAGGAGCAGCAAGCTATGGATGTATGTTTGCAACATATGTTCTTTGGTTTTTAGGTATTGTAGACTGATGAAAGTATTTATTTCGGGGCCAATTACAGGCCATGACGAACCAACTGTAAGGCAAGCATTTAATTGTGCAGAGAGGAAGATTGAAGAGATGAATCTTACTCCTATCAATCCTGTAGTTGTCCAACCTTCCCCCAGCCTAACGAACAAAGATGAGATCTGGGCAGACTGTATGAGAAAGACTATTGCCATGTTGTTAAAGTCAAATGCGATATATATGCTTCCTAAATGGCAAGACTCAAAGGGAGCTTCTCTCGAAAGACAAATCGGATCAAAATTAGGAATTCCAGTTTATTACTCTTTGGATAGTCTCTACATACTTACTGAGGGTAACTGCCCTCAAAAGGAGGTGATCGTATCTTGAAAAATATTGATTTGAAGATGGTTGCTACTGGTGTGCTGGTTCTTTTAGTTCTATGCAACACTTATCGTATCGGCAAAATGTCTAATCGCAAGGGTCCAAAGTTAGGTCAACATACTGAAAGAATGGTTGGCATGAAGAAAAGAGGACAAGGTGGTTCAGGCGATGTTCGAGGTAGGTGGACGCAAAGAGATAAAGAAGAAATCAAAGAACGTATTGGCGAAAGAATGAATGGGGCCAAGCGTAGACAGCAAGACAAGTAGTCCATTATTAATTACTGCCTAAGGTCTAAATACTAGTATGAAGATATTATACATATTGGATCTTAGGCAGTTTAATAATGACGAAGACGGTGAGATCACATTCGTTACTTTCTCCCAAGCAGTAGCCTACGGAATATATAAATTGCGGGAAGCTATCAAAGCAAACAAGAATGTAACAGAAGCAATTAGTATCAAAGACCCACATGGTAGATCTATTGTAGTCTTCCCTTTAGATAAAGAGATAGGTAAGTCTCCAGAAGATCATATGGATAAGACTAAGGTAAAGAAGATAGAGATACGAAGAGATGAACAGGGAGATGGATCTTTTTTCCTATAAAAAAAGGGAGAAAAGTATTTGCATTATAGGTGAAAGAGTGGTATAATAGAGAGACGAGCGTGAGGGACAGTATACCACACACTCGATTCAAAATTAAATAAAATCTCTGATATATTTAAAATAGGATATAAGAAAAGTCAAATTAGGTGTGACATAAAAGTGTTTTGCTTGACCCCTACCTCAAAATGAATCAAAAAAAAATCAGAATCACCGCTGAATTCGAATGGGATATAATCCAAAGTGATTGGACAGAGTTGAAAGCCCATCAAAAAACCGTGGAAAATGACATACAAAACAAGCTAGAATATGACCCTACCTATGTCTTCCATGTGATGAATGATATTTCAGTTCCAAGTTTAAAAGGATTGAAAGTTAATGGTAAGGTCAAAAAAGTCAAATCATGAGTGATGATTATAAGAAGGTGGATGTTGATAGTATGGGGGGAAACTTTCGGAAGATAACAAATCCAATCTATGTCCCAGACCCAGAGAAACTAAATTTAGATCAGGTTCCCACTCTTAAACGTATGTTAGACAAGCTACACTTTAGTATGCTTGAACAAGAGACAGAGCTAGACATAACCAAGCAACAGATCATAGCAATCAATTGTGCTATTAGTGCATTGGAGAAAGTCAAATTAGAGGACCCCCCTGATGATAAGCCTGATAGAAAGAAAGATATCCCATATGGGTTGGGATAGTTAGACCAAAGCTACGCCTCTCCAAAACATATAAACTAGACTGGTTATGATGGTGATGAGCCTATTGTATCATGGGCTCACATAACCCACTCTAAACATAGTGAGAGCTAGGAATATGTTTTATGCCCCTGATACCATATAATGTGGTGCGGGGGCATTTTTTAAGGACATCTAATTTCTTAGAATGTTGCTTTTTGAGGCCCTGAGTTAGGATTCCCTAAGGGGAAAACAACCCAGGACCAGGACCAGGGAGAATTAATCTTCCTCGTCCCCCTCTTTCATTCCTCGCACCTGATATGAGTCGGGACAATCCAAATTCATCTTCGCTTCCATTTCATCTAGCAAGCGATCAAACATTGCTTGTGCTTCGGTGTAGTTATCCTCTTCAATCCATTTTCCACTTGCGTCATACATAATTGTTTTCTCCTAGTGTGATATAAATCTAACGGTCTTTTTGGTGGTCCAACATAGACCACACGATGCACAATCTTTCAATTTGCCTGTTTGCTCTGGGCAATCAAAGCTCGCACCTTCAAATGATTCTTCAGCAGCATATGACCAGTCCTCTTTGAAAGGCTCTTGAGAGTCCCCATGTGATTCCCCAGCCTCATAATTGCCAGAATGACGAATCACGCAACGGTCAGAGAATCTTTTATTGAGGAACCAAATTGCGGATGCAATGTTATCACCCTTGCGAGCAGTATAGCCAAAGATGCAAAGTTTAGGGTGACGAATTAGCATCTCCTGCCAAAAGTTTACATACTCCACAGAATAGAAATCACCCAGAACATGAAGACGAATAACAATTCCCTCCTTGTGTTTTTGCATCAAAGATTCAATCTCTTTCTCAAGAAACAAATCAATGTTTGCGTTCTTATAACGGTGGGCGAAAGGCATGTTGTTACCATAGCAATCGTCCCAATGATGGCAAGTAGTGGGGCAAGTTTCCCTTTCTACTAGGGTGAGAGAATATAATCTCTTTCCCGTCCATTTCTTAGAAGTGATCTTGAAGCCTAATTTCTTGTTAGAACTTCCCTTCTTGAGCAAGCCATTCTTAGAGCCTTGCTTGATGCTCTTTTGATATATCGTAGACACTTTCATAGCCCCCATTGTACCATAATGCTACGCCTAATCAAGATAAATTTTCATGAGATTTCGGTCGTAAGTGGTTGTGGTTTCGCGAGTTACGTCGGTTCGCGGCGCGGCCAAATGCGATTTTGCAAGCACAAAATTGTAAAATGGTGGAGGTGCAGGGAATCGAACCCTGGTCCGAACGAGTGCACTGTGAAGGCCCTAGCTCGTCGAAATGCCAGAACACCCCCGAAGGGTGGGGAGAGGAATGTCCAGCCTAGATATCTCCAAGCTGCGTACCCCTCCCCGACATCACTTAGCTTGCGCCTTGCGTTGCCTTGTGGGCTGCGGTAGCCCCAATGTGCCTATCGGAGTAAGCCTCCGTAGGCAGCAAGCGACGAAGGCTCTTGTAAGCCTCCAGCGCATGATCCGACTCGTAAGAGCCCTGCTTCCAGAGGTCAGCGAACAACTCGCCAACTTGAACGGAAAGGCCTTGAATCTTGGCCTCCGTCTTGTTTGTGTCAAAGTTTGACAGCATGGTGAAATCCTTTTGCAAAGGGTGTGTGGGACATCTAACCGTGTCCCGTTCGGTTTTACTATTATACCCGATAGGCAGGTATTTATCAAGCATATTCTGCCAGAAATTTGAGATATTCAGTCCCATAGTCCAGCCTCCCCGAAGAAGCCGAAGTCCTCGCCATGTGCATAGGACTCATCCATGCCCATACCAGCCGAGGTGAATGCATCCTCATCATCCCAGTCCTCATCAGGCTCGTCATCCTGATCAGGTCCGAATAGGTCATCCTGACAGGACTGGCACATACCAGAGATAGAATACTCCTTCCTAGATATGTCATCACGGAAGGAAGTTGCTTTGAGGTCTCTAGCCTCATCACAGGAGATGCAGTCCCCACCTGCGATAGTTTGGACGCGATCCACGCCAAAGATATCAGAGAGTGCGGATTCCATTTGGGGAGCCTTGTGGCTCGGTTGAATTTTGTTATCTTTCATGCCCCTATTATACCACGGATTTGGCCTATTGCAAACATTATTTTGAGAAACTTTCTGTCCTAAGTGCTTGTCTTTTCACGAGTTACGGCGGCTCGCCGCGCCCCCCAATCGGCCAATAGCGGCCAACTGAGGGGGGTTATTCGCTATTTTGAGCCTTTCCTAATCCTACGCTCGCACCAACGCACGAATGCGGGAGAAGCGACAGGGTCATTGCTGACCATTTTCAGAGCTTGTTTCGGGGATAGTTCCCCCTTCTTGATTTTTTCTCTCATACCCATGTGAGTCTCCTTGATTTATTCGCCGTTTTGAGCAGCCCACTCTTTACCACCTGGAGTTAGGGAGAACATCATCTCGCCATGCTCCTCACTCCACTCCATATCCACTAAGCCTTGATCGACCATAGAGTTTAGGGTGAGTCCCATCTGAATGCTGTGAGCGCGATCAGTTAGCTCCTCAAGAGTTACCTGAGTTCCTACGGGCCAATCCCATAGAGCTTTGCGAGCAGCCCACTCAGAGATCTCTCCAAGCTCACCACGGAATGCCTTGCCCATAATATTTGTTTCCTTCATCCACTCGGCAAGGTGAGGGTGAGCGGGAATTCTAACTAGTTCGTCCATGTGTTCTCCTAGAGTGAGGGGATGTATGAGTAATGTTCACGGTCTTGGATAACCTCGACCATTTCCTTGACCTCGTAAGAATCGAAGCCATCCTCGTACATCTCTTGGATGGTTTCGGAGTGTTCGATTGTGTCGATACCAAGAGCCTCGCATTCACGGAGCATATCGGCAAGGGTCATGTTTAGTAGTTCATTCATGATTTTTTCCATTCGAGAAAGGTTTTGGCTGCTGCCTCAAGCTCATCGCTCATGGTCATCCAGCCGAGGAAGTAAGTGGCGAATCCTTCATCGGACTCAGCTTCTGTGATGATAGCTTTGCGCTCGTCCCACTCAGCATCCGCAGTTGCGCGGTCGATTGCTAGTTGTTCTTGTTTGTTCATGTGTATATTATATCAAGTGTTTGGGGTGTTTGCAAGGGGAAAACCTTATTTTTAGATGACGCAACCACAGTACCTGCCTAGGGTTATGGCAATCTCATCTTGAGTCTGGTCTTCCCAGATTAGCTCTAGCTGGTTGAGGACCATGATCAACTCTTCATGGTATAGCTCATGATGGTTCTCACCATGGGTGAAATCCCAGTCGAAGCCCCTAGCGTCATGGGCTGCGGTGAATAGTGTAGAGATGACGTTCTCTTGTTCAATGGTGATATCATTCGGATCTTCTTTCTTTCTCATGCCTCCATTATACTCTCTCAAATGCAACATACATAACATCAGAAGCTCTAATTTGGAAAGTTCCCAAAGTATTTTTGTGGTCTAAGTGCTTGTAGTTTCACGACTTACACCGCTGCGCGGTGCCCCGCAATGCAACTTTGCAAGCACAAAAGAGAGAAAAGGTGGGGAGAGTGTTACTGCTTTCCAAGTGGCCGAAGCCAAGCGTTGAGCGGATCGAACACCCTCCCCTAAAAGGTGAGGAGAACAAGCACCAAGCGTAGGCACTTACTGCCTCCCCACCCATGTAGAGAGGAAAGACGGAGAGAAGAGGACAGGACTTACTTTATTACCTGCAT